AGAAAAAAACTAATTGAAGGCGGCGAGGAAGAAGAGTTTAGTATCGAAAAAGCTCTTAACCTCGCTGCCTTTATTGGTATACCAGTAAGTGAATTTTGGGAAATGACGCCCAAAGAATTGAACATAGTGGCTAGGGCCTACGGAAAAAGAAAAACGGATGAGTTCAAAGAGAAAATCACACTGGCATACTTGAATGCTCTCTGGACAATTCAATGGCTGGGCAAAAAACATCAACAACCAAGGCCATTGAAAGAAATTTTGGCCAATATAGACAAAAAAAGAAAAGTCATGACAGATGAGGAAATGCTTGAGCGAGTGAAAATGCTGAACGCGCTCTTGGGTGGGGAGGTGAGGACAGGTGGCAGTAGTCAAGAACCTAATGGTCCGGAGCGGGGCTGACTTCTCAGGTTTATACCAGGAGATGCAGCGAGCACAAAAACGGCTGAGTGCTTTCCAAAAGGGCATTAGCAAAACAATGAAAGTGATAGGGATAACACTTAGTGCCCTTGCAATTACAAAATTTATAAAAGACAGCACAAAGGCAGCAATGGACGTAGAAAACTCAATGCTACAAATTCAACGTACAATGGGTGATAGTGCAAATGCCTTCAATGAATGGGCCCAAACCCAAGCAAAGGCGTATGGTATGGCTAGAGAAGAAGCTTTTAAATACGGAGCTACATACAGTAATTTAATCAGTTCTTTCATAAGAGATACCCAAGAAACTGCCAGATACACTACAGAACTGCTGAAAGCCTCGGCTGTAGTTGCATCAGCTACAGGACGCACCATGGAAGACGTTATGGAGCGTATCAGGTCCGGCCTTCTAGGCAATACAGAAGCCATTGAAGACCTTGGGATCCATGTTAATGTGGCCATGTTGCAATCTACTGAAGCATTTCGGCAATTCGCCCATGGCCGGAGCTGGCAACAGCTTTCCTTCCAGGAACAGCAGCAAATTCGGCTCTTGTCTATTTTGGAGCAGGCAAATTTGAAATATGGTAATTCTCTTGCAGGGACCACACAAACAAGGCAACTCATGTTCCTAGCAACACTCAAGAATATACGTCTCAACTTAGGGCAAGCCTTCCTACCTATTTACAATACTGTCCTGCCACTCCTTACCGCCCTTGCAAGTAAGATCGAATATGTTACGGGCATACTGGCTCAATTCATGCAGGCCCTATTTGGGGTAAAACAAACACAACAACAGGTCAAGGCGACGCAAGCTCAGGCGAGTGCGGTTGAGAATCTTGGAGATGCAACAGAAAAAGCCGGCAAAAAGGCGAAGGGGGCTCTTGCTAGTTTTGATGAGATAAATCAACTAGCAGATAAATCTACCTCTGTAGGAACAGCTACGGCTGGCGGAACAGGACTTGCGACTGAAACAGCCGCAGAGGGCGGAATAATTGGCAATGCGATGACTTCCATTTCCGAGAAAGCCCAGGAGATGGCAGCAAAAGTAAGAGCTGCATACGGAGAGCTCTCATCTTTTATCAAGACGCATTCGGATATAATAATTGCCGCTCTTGCAGGAGTGGGGACTGCTCTTGTGGTATACTTCGCGGCAAAGAATTGGAGCACGATCGCTAAGACAATAAGCGGAATATTTAGCAGTATAAGCAAGACGGTAGGAGGAGCGATAGGGGCTATAACTTCACCGCTCGGTTTAATTGCTATTGGGATAGCTGCTGCTACAACTGCATTTATATATTTCTATCGCACAAATGAGAAATTCCGAGGAGTAGTGGATAAAATCTTACAAACAATAGGCGAAGTGGCGCAGTGGTTGTGGCAGAATGTATTGGTGCCATTCGGACAATGGCTCGGTTCTGTCTTCGTAGCGGCTTGGGATAAAGTGAGGTTGGTTGCTGAGTGGTTATGGAAGAATGTTTTGGTTCCTTTCGGCAATTTTTTGAGCTGGCTTTGGAATTCGGTGCTGGTTCCGGTGGCAAGGGTTCTTACAGATGTTTTTGCGACGGCTTTTAATATAGTGGGATATGTAGCACAATCGTTCTGGCAGAATGTTTTAGCTCCATTAGGAGATTTTATCGGAACGGTTTTTGTTGCAGTAATAAGAGCAGTAATAGACATTATGTCGCATTGGTGGAATACGGTATTAAAGCCTTTGGCCAGTTTTCTTATCGGTGTTTTCAAAGTTGCCATAGAAGGGGTAATTAGCACATTCCAATTCCTATGGCAAAACGTTCTTTCGCCACTAATATCTTTTATGACAGGCATATTCAAGCCGGCTTTTGATACAGTCATGTCCGGAATAAAAGGCACAATAGAGGGACTAAAAACCGCTTTCGTCGGACTAATCAATTTTATTACGGGAGTGTTCACGGCAAATTGGGAAAAAGCTTGGCGAAGCGTTAGGGATATATTTAAGGGAATTTTTGATACTCTCTATAGCATTGTAAAAACCCCGCTAAATCTGATAATTGATGCGGTAAACACTCTGATTCGCGGTTTAAATCGAATACGTATCGATATTCCATCCTGGGTTCCAGGGGTAGGCGGCAGATCATTCGGAATTAATATCCCTACTATCCCCAAACTGGCGACGGGCGCAGTCGTAGATTCGCCTATGGTGGCTCTCCTGGGCGAAGCAGGGCGAGAGGCGGTTATGCCCCTAGAAAGGAATACGGAATGGATTGCCGAGTTAGCAAGTCAAATTGCGAACATAATCGGAACTGGGGAAACAACGATAATCGTAAAAATCGGTGAAGATACAATAACCGAAAAAGTTATAAGCAACATAAATCGCCGTAATAGAATAGCCGGCAGGACGGTAATTCAGCTATAAAGGAGGTGCAGGAAGCATGGCCATAATCACAATAGACGGTGTGGACCTTCCTGCACCGTCGAGCTTAAAAATACAGCAATCCGATTTGGACAGTGCGGATACGAACCGGAATGAGGAAGGATATTTACAACGAGACAGGATTCGGCAGGGTATATATAAATTGGAGTTAGAATGGAAGGGGATTACAAACGCACAATTAGCGACAATTCTTAATGCCATTAAGCCGGCCAGCGTTTCGGTGAAGTTCCCTACAGAGAAAGGACGCGTCACCAAGATAATGTATGTAGGAGACAGAAAAAGTGAAATTGTGAAATATAGGAATGAAAACGATATTCGCTGGAACTTGAGCTTTACTTTGACTGAATATTAGAGAGGTGAGTGCTGAATGTATCCGGTATCCGATCTATACAAGAGCAAAATACAAGAATTGGAGCGGACCTTCCAAATAAAAATTCAAATTCAGCACTCACAGGGTGTTCTGAATTTGACCGACAAAGATATAGTGAGCGGCTCATTTATATATAACGAAAGCTCCCAGGCCGGTGAAGACTTTACTATCGGTGGAACGGTGGCCAGCAATATTGAATTTGCGTTATTGAATAAGCCAGAATATGCAAATATTGAGTTTATGGGTGCGACTGTAATAGTGCATGTAGGATTGTTACTGATGGAAGGAATGGGGCTTACCTACCAAGATTTAAAGCAATATACCTATGAACAATTGAAACAGTTCGTCTATGGGAAGTTAGGAAATGATGTTTGGGAATATGTGCCACTTGGGATTTTCAACATTGACGATGTAGACAAACAGCGAAACAGTATAAAAATTAAAGCAATAGATAACATGATTAATCTTGACAAACCGTATAGCCTCTCGAAACTCGCTTACCCTGCGACTTTGTTCCAGATTTTGGTTGATATATGTGATACGTGCGACGTAATGATAGGCACCACCGATTTCCCTAACAAAGATTACGTTGTCCAGGAAAGGCCTGCGGGAGACTATACTTTTCGGGATATACTGGGCTATGTAGCAGAACTGTCCGGCACATTCGCAAGAATGAGCCGGACTGGGGCGCTGGAGTTAGTGTGGTATAAAAACACCGACAAAGTAATCACTCCTGCAAATAGATTTAATTTCGCGCCCAGGGATGACAAGATTCGCATAACAGGCGTCATGGCAACTGTAGATGATACGACTTACTTGACGGGGACAGATGAATATGTCGTAGATCTTAGCGAGAATCCTCTTCTCCAGGGCGATTATGAGACGGTTTTGCCAATAATCTATAACAACATCAAAGATGTAGAGTTTGTCCCTTACGAGTGTAAGTGGCAAGGCGACCCGGCTTTGCAAGCGGGGGATATAATTAAGCAGATAGATAGGGATGGGAATGTATATACCACAATCGTTACATCGAGCACTTATAAATATCGTGGTGCAAGCACTTTAAAAGCAGAAGGCCTGCCCATGGCCGCCAAGGGCTATAAAGGAAGCACAAACAAAAAAATTGCAAGCATAGTTCGCAAAGAGATTAAGCCAGTAGCGGACCAACTTACTACGTTGGAGCAGGCGCAACTCCATGCGACGCAGCTTATTGCGAATATGCTTGGTGGTTATGCCATACAAACCCCCGATGCTTTTTACGTGGCAGACAACCCTGATTTATCAAAAGCGAAAAAAGTATGGAAATTCGGTCTTGGGGGATTCGGATATTCAAAAAACGGCGTGGATGGGCCATACGAAACGGCAGTTACCGCCGACGGTTCCATTGTGGCAATGCTTATTGCGGCAGGGATCGTTACAGCTGACATGATTAAGACGGGAGAATTGCGGAGCATAGATGGAACTACTAGGATTAGCCTTGATAAAGGTTTAATGCAGATTTATGATACAGCAAATTCTGAAAAAATTCGGCTGGGCAAGATACAGGATAATTTATACGGCATGAGGGCGAATCATAACGATGGTGGGTATACGCAACTGACAGAGGAAGGTTTAAAACGTTTTGTGCCTATTCCGATATATCAGGAGGTTCCAACAGGGGTCCCTAATTTCGAGGGGTTCGAAAGCGGGACGATTCCAGCAGGATGGGAAATCTACAGCAGTAGCGCCGTCAAGGTGACGAATGCAGATAAGCGGAGCGGGAGTTATTGTTTACAATTTGAAAATGCGGCATTAGGTTTTTTTGCGAGAACGATTAAGGAAATCACGAAAGACACGCAGATGAGTTTTTGGTATAAATCGCTTGCTAGCGCTAAATTTATCCTGGATGGGGTAGAATATACTCTTTCGAACACCAATGGGACGTGGACGCAGTTTACCATAAATGTCAAAAAAGGATTTCATGTTTTTCAATGGGAGAGCGGATATGCGAAAGATGCAGCATACGCACTTCGGCTTGATGACATAACTTTTGAAGCAAATCCAGTGCAGTATGTCGTTGTGGGTTATCAGCCGCAGGGATATGAATATAGTTATAGAACCTATGTGGGCTCCGCTGCAACATACGGAAAATATTGGAGAAAAGAAGATATAAACAGTCGAGATATTTATGGAGATGAATCTTCGATTCCAGATATATGGATACAACTTCCCGATGATTTTAAGGGTAAAAATTTTAATGTAATTTTGTCATTCCAAAACATAGATACGACGGCCGAAACATGGGCTGGAATAAGTAAATTAGAATTGAAGGTGCTGGAAATAGATTATGCCAACGCGAGATTCAAAGTTAGGGCTAGAGCGCACGCATTCCAGAACTATTATTTTATGTGGCGCTTGCCGTATACAGAGCCATCCTTGCAAGCAGGAGAATTTTATGTATGGGCAGGGTTTAATTTTATTTACATTGCAAGTTATTGAGGTGGGGATATTGTGATTTTTATATACGAAAAAGCTACAGGAGAAGTAAGAGCCTTTTATAGCGGTGATATAAGTCAGATTCACAATTTTGATGATCCTAATTTGGCGGAGGCTTGCTTCCCCGATGACCCGGAAGTTATAAGTAACCCCTATGAATACAAGGTTGTAGTTTATGAAGGAGTTCCTGTTACCTATCAGAAAAAACCGGAATTAAAACTGGTACTTGACAAGGAAACAATTATTGGCG